TCGACAGGAAATACCTGTTTATACGCATTCACTGCTTTGTGAATATCGTGCTCGATAGCTTTTTTGAACGGCTCTACATTTTCTGCGGCGAGTATCAGGTTCTGGACAGTGGTATTCTGAGTATCCATCTCCAGACACGCGATTTCTTTTTTCTGTTCTGTATCGACGTGATAAAGATATTCTCCATCGCCAATATACTGTGCCAGAACGCGATGGCGGAACGGCAGTGTCGCAACCACGGTCAGTTGAGGGTTTGCTGGCGGGTTATGAGATTCCTGTATCCCGTTTTCTCCGGCAGGAGTGCCAGCACTGTCGGCGAGTTCTGTTTCATCTGATTTAACAGCAGAAGCTGCGCCGGGGATAAGTGTCAGGGTTTTGCCGTCTTCGCCACCGGGTTCGCGGTTTTCACAAAATTTAGTGTCAAAGACACCCTCGGGCGGAATGTCATTTTCTACCGGAAAATGTACGCGTACAGGTCTGGCAAAATCAGCTTCATCAAATCCGGCCGCATCCATAGCCAGTTCGCCACGGGAGAGGGCGAGTGACTGCTTTTTAGCTGTACACCAGAAAAAACCGGCTTTAAAGCCGAGGCGTTTCCTGGCACTTTCATTTTTAACCTTGTAATAAAATGAATATTCTTCCTGCTTAATGCTCATTGTTTTTTAACCTCAGTTAAGATTAAAATCGTTTTGCCAGTGAAAATCCTCTCCGGGTGCTCACTGGTCATGTCTCTGGTGGTGGGTCTGGTCGCCCACCTCAGCATCGCCGGGATGTAAAGCCGGGGAAGCGCCTGCATTTAATGCAGGCTTTTTTCCTTTGAGGCCTCAGACATCGCCCGCGCAAAGTCACTGGCAACGGATAAACTATGCAATGCATCGATAACTTCTCTGGGGACTTTTTTCACTTTGAGCAACATGGCTGCTGCGGCTATAGTGGAGTCCCATGCCCCTGTTTTTTCATCTGCATATGCAGTTATTGATTTATTTATTGAATAGCCATCTTCGTTTCTGCTTAACTTGTATGAATAGCCAATAACTACCGGCATATTGTTTTGCTCGCATATTTTAAATATACGGCTGGTGAGCTCTTTTAGTTCCTGTAATACTGCTGCATCAGGCGTTGTATTTTTCATTTTTATTTCCTTTTTCAGGTTGAGTGAATCCCTGCCATTGCTGGCATGATTTAAAAAATGGTATTGTTGAATTAATCAGTTTGTTAGTGGTTCGCCTTTACCATCAAGATAAATTTCTATAACTAAATCCCGGATGGTAATATTTTCACGAATATTTGTTAACGTCAGCTTCCCCCTGGTATTAGCCGTGGCTTTATAAACCCGGTCATTATATTTAACCATTGTTCCGGGAACCGCACATTGTCGTATGACCTCCATCGTACCGTAGTGCTGGTGTTTCATCTTTCATTCCTCCTGTTGTAATTCACTGACTCTCATTTCAAGCCAGTCAGCCACATCGCGATGGTCGAAGTAATCAAGAAAACTGTCGAGCTTATTTTTAGTGGAAATCCAGCGGGCTATATTTTTCTCGCCGATGACATCAAGGAGTTCCGGGGTGTCGTCAACCGATTCAACCAGTTCAGATAATGAAATACCCTCAATTTCAACACCGACGCGATGGACATTAACGGGTTTAATTGTGGCATCGGCTCCTTCAATATAAATACCGATGGTGCTCATGGTCATGTCTCCGGTTTAAAAAGGGCGGATACCAGAAAGGAATAAACTGGTACCGCCAACGCTACACACAGCAATGTCACGGGTTCCACTCGCAACCGGAAGCGCGCTCAACCAGGACGGTGGATTTAACGACAACCTTAGTTAAGTAACGAACGCGCTTTCGTGTTGTGTGCTCCGTATCGTGGAGCTGACGCCCGTCTTTATCCACATCGGGGCGGTGGTATACTGGAGTTTCCACACAACCAGTAAAAGGGAATCCGTTATGACAACTAAAATAAAAGCATCCACCAATGAACTTGTTGCGATTAAATCTGCTCTTGCTCTTATGCTCTACAAGTTACATAACCCTTACGACGCGCAGTCCATTCTTGACTGTCTGCGCGAGTCCGGTTTCCCGGAGGCCATCGCACTGGCGGATGAAATAGCTAAATTTGCTCCGGCTCCTCCTCCGCGCTTATAGGGCCAGGACGACCAGGGTTATAGTTAATGGTGTAGGTTTTCATCGGATTATAAAGCCGGGTGAAGGCATCGCTGATATTCTGGGCCAGTGCCATTGCTGTCTCGTTTTCACTGGTGTTGGTGGCACACGGCATTTTATCCGCCAGCAGTTGCGCTGCGATATTCTGTACTGATATCGGTAATTCTCTGAAATTCATCTCATGCCTCACTGGTTTATGTGCTGCCGGTTTAATTCAGGTTCTGCGTAGTGAGCTTTCGTGTTGCGCCGGATGCTTTTCTGAATCCGGCTTCCTGTCTGGCTCTTACTCACAATGGTTTCTTGTTAACCAGCGTCGTGCGCCAGCCTCTGTTTTGAAGGTTTTGCTTCTGGTGTACGTCATGGCGGTAAACGTACCGTCATTGTTGGGAAATACGCCATAAACCACAGATTCATTGTTGCCTAAGTCGATTGCTTTCATTTTTCCCTCATCCGCTTAACGCCCGGCGGCGGAACGTTTACCTGTTGCACCCTGTGCTTTGATGAGTAGAAGAATACTACATAAAGTAGATGTGTCAATACTCAAAGTAGAAATAAATGGCTATTTACTACATTGAGTAGATGGGGTGGGCATAAAAAAAACCAGACGGTGCTGGTTTTTTTGTAGCGAATGCTTATTTTTTGGGGTGATTGGCGTAGGTCACATAAAAGTCGTACAACTGCTTGTAACGCATTTCAAACGCCAGCAACATATTTTTAGCTTCAACCTCTGGATACTTTCTGTAGGTTCGTATTAACCGTTTCTCTTCGTCACTTAGGTTTGAGAACTCATTCGGATCGTCCCCATCCATGGGGTAGAAATCTGGATGCAGGGCTGCCGGACTTTGCGGAGGTAATATAGGTTTCGAATCACCTCTACCGTAATCAAGCCATGCCACATCCACGCCCAACCAATCAGCTATTTTAGACATTTTATCGTCACGTGGCTTTGCTGTGCCCAACGTATAACGACGAGCCATTTCATAGGTAACACCACACGCCAGACTTAAATCCCTAACGGACAAGCCTCTCTCGCCCATCACAGCGTTTAGGCGTGCAGCAAATTCATGATGTTTTGTTGTGTTTTCTACCATATGTAGAAGGTTAAGACATGACGCTTTCATAGTCATTTCTATTTTTCATAGTTGAATATTCTACTTTATGTAGTATTATTCACTTCATCATCCATCAGGAGAGTGCAATGAATACTACGTATCAGAATGTCACTGAAAAAGCTGTTCGCACAATTGGCTCAGTTTCTGCAGTGGCAAGAAAATTTGGCTTCAAATCATCCCAGTCAGTCGCTAACTGGATTATTCGCAATAAGGTTCCCAGTGAGAGGGTGATTAGCTTGTGCGAGTTCGGGGGATGGGTTGTCACGCCTCATGAGTTACGCCCTGATTTACATCCAACCCCAACGAGTGGGATTCCAGAGGATGCTATCACCGCAGGCGAAGGAGGGGATGAACAACCATGATCACCCCTGAAAAAGCCATTCAGGCGTTATCGTCCTGGCTGGCATATCTACAGATAACCCAGGAAACAGCCACGCAGCTGATCACCCGCGCATTCCTGGAGCAGCCGGCGCGACCGGAAATAGCGGTTCACCGTATCGAGCGTGACGACGGAACGGTGGATTACGACGCATGGCGCCGTAACCGGATAAACATTTTTCAGCGCTGGCGGAAACGGGAAACGGCGGAGCACTGCGAGAAATTCTCTGCGCTGATCCCCGCTATTCTGGAGGCGATCCGCAAAAGTGCGCCGGAACTGCATAAACGAATAACGGCAGGGCAGAGCATTGAATACCTGCTTTCACAGCTTTTAAAAAAAACGCAGTGGCAAGCGCGGTACTTCTTGGCGCGCCGCTGGCGGATTTTGAGCGAAAGTGTGACGAGGCCATATATGCGTTACAGGCGTTACGTAACGGTTATCGCCAGCAGTACCAGAGACATGACCAGTGAGTAATTTTACATATTCGGATCGCCCTGTAAGGGCGTGGTGAGGTTTTATGCGTGATTACGGAAAGGTGAATTCATCCTTCTGGACCAGCGAAAGCATACGCTCGCTTTCCGATGATGGCCGGATGCTCTCGTTATATCTGTTAACCAGTCCCCACGCCAATATGACCGGCTGTTTCCGTCTCCCCGACGGGTACGTTTGTGAGGATTTGCAATGGGATAAAAATAGGGTATCAGAAGGGTTTGAAGAATTATCCCGTAATGGTTTTGCCATACGGGATAAAGCTACCCGATGGGTGTTAATTCCCGGTTATCTGGAATGGAATGGTTTTGAAAACCCGAATGTAGCCATTGCAGCGTTGAAATTATTCCGTGATGTACCGGATAAAATAGCCATTAAGTCACTGTTAGCTGATGGTATGAGGCAGGCTATATCAAGGTTTGAACCGGGTAAATTAAACGGTTTCGAAAGGGTTCTTGAAGGGTTTCAAACGGTCGTTGGGACTCCAGAGCCAGAACCAGAACCAGAACCAGAACCAGAACCAGAACCAGAACCAATCTCTCCTGGTTCATCGCCGAAAAAAAACGATGAACCAGGCGGGAGTTACCCGGCTGAGTTTGAACTGGTCTGGCAGGAATATCCGAAGCGGGCAGGTGCCAATCCGAAAAAATCTGCATTCAAAGCCTGGAATGCCCGACGACGGGAGGGCGTCCTCCCCGGCGACATGCTCGACGGTGTCCGGCGCTACGTGGCGTATCTCGGTAGTACGCACAAGGCTGGTTCTGAATTCGTGCAACAGGCAGCGACATTTTTCGGGCCGGACAGGCATTTTGAAAATCACTGGGATATTCCTGTGAGGGGAGGCAGCGGTATGCCTGGTATCCCGGTTTCGCCGCCGGATAAAACCATTCCACCGGGTTTCAGGGGGTGACAGACCATGAAAAACATCGCAGATACCGGGATTCTGGCCCGAATCCGGAAGCTGGCACCGCAGACCGCCGGACGGTCAGCACCGTTCCGGACGCCGGAGGAGTGGCGGGAGTGGCAACTCGCCGAAGGGCGCAGGAGTTGCGAGGAAATTGACCGTCAGAACCGTCAGGCGAGGGCAGAAAAAATCTTCGGTCGGGCCGGGATTCAACGGCTGCATCGTGGATGCTCGTTTGCAAATTACAGGATACAGAACGACGGCCAGCGCCATGCGCTCAGTCAGGCTAAATCCATTGCTGGTGAACTGGATACCGGCTGCACGAACTTCGTGTTCAGCGGGAATCCCGGTACCGGAAAAAATCATCTGGCCGCCGCCATTGGCAACCGTCTGATGAATGCCGGACGCAGTGTGATTGTTATCACCGTCGCCGATGTGATGAGTGCGCTTCATGCCAGCTACGATGACGGGAAATCTGGCGAGAAATTCCTGCGGGAATTGTGTGGGGTTGATCTGCTGATCCTCGATGAGGTTGGCGTGCAACGTGAAACCAGGAACGAACAGGTAACGCTGAATCAGATTATCGATCGTCGGACGGCATCCCTGCGCAGCGTGGGAATGCTGACAAACCTTAACCATGACGCACTGTCGAAGCTGGCTGGTCAGCGGGTAATGGACAGAATGACCATGAATGGCGGGCGGTGGGTGAATTTTGACTGGGGGAGCTGGCGCCCGAACGTGAACCAGCACAAATAATTTTTCGGGAGAAATTTTTATGGAATCTGTACTTGATGCGCTGAAAGCAATGGGAAAAGTCTCGTCTGTCGAACTTGCCGCGCGCCTGGGCATGAAGCGTCAGCAGGTGATTAGCGAATTGTGGGAATTGCACAAGGCGGGAGTGGTAACTAAAAACGGCCTGTCATGGGAGCTGTCTGAGGATACCGGCGAAATGCCTGCACCAAAAGTTACTGAACAGCACATGCTCCGCGCCATCGGGGAACGTGGGGCGTTGACGTCTGACGAACTGGCTGCCCTGTTCGGTGTTACTTCACGCAAAGTGGCTTCGACACTGGCGATGGCTACCGGGAAAGGGAGACTCATTCGCGAAAACCAGAATGGCAGGTTTTACTACCGTCTGCCGGATAAAAAGTTACCGGAGCCAGAAATCGCGGGAAAAGAGCCTGTGGACAGCGTTGTTGAAGTTGTTCAGTCGATACCGTCTTTCACCGAAAAGCGTCCGGGTGACCTGAGCATCCCTGCTCCCCGGTTTATCAGCGCAGAGATTCGCAGAACGGAAGCGAAGTTAAAACGCCTGAGAAAATTTCGTGAGATATCCCGTGAGCTGCACAACTCCGGCAACCGCAGATTGTTGGCACTGTTTTCTCAGCAGGGGGAATGATGGGCAGAAATTACACACCGGCGCAGAAAGCTGAAATACAGAAGCGCCTGACGGAACTGGTACGAACACACGGTCGTATGACGTTTGGCGAACTACGGAAGATGACGGGGCTAACCATTTTTACCGCCCGTCACTACCTGGAAAAGGCGGAAAGTTGCGGAGAACTGTATCAGGCCGGGAGAAGCGGTATTTTCCCTTCGGAACAGGCTTTCCGGCTCTGGAAGCAGAAACGTGAAGATGCCAGGATTACCCGCTTTCTGAAAACGCCGGAAGGGGTGGTGGGCTCCTACGACCGGACCCGAAACGTTATCTGTACGGAGTGCCGGAACAGCGTGACGATGCAACGGGTACTGGCATTTTATCGGGGAAATTACCGGGAGGCGAAATCTGCATGAAAATCGAATACCAGGAAGGAGGAGCTGAGTCCCGTCTGGTTATCACCAGCGGTTTCCTTTGGTGGCGAAAACATATCCGGCTGGTGGATGAAATTCTGCTGCGTGTACCGGAGCTGCGGGCCGTGAGTGAGGGTTTTTTTATCGTGACAACGACTGTCAGTGGATTTGCAGCCGATGTGCTACAGGCGGAAATGATTGTTGAAGGACTGGGGTACAAGGTGATGAACGCCGAAATGATACATAACAGTTGCATGGAGGCTGACAAATAGCTGGCGTAACACAGAGCGTTGAGTACAATTGCTGCGGGTGCTTGAGGCTGTTTGCCTGGAGCATTCGTGAAAGGCAGACAGAGAAAAGCCCCAGTTAACATTCGGCGTCTTGCAGGACGCTTAACATTAAACTGAGGCCAATTTCATGCTAGACACATGTAGGTTAGCCTCTTACGTGCCGAAAGGCAAGGAGAAGCAGGCTATGAAGCAGCAAAAGGCGATGTTAATCGCCCTGATCGTCATCTGTATCACCGTTGTAATGGCGGTGCTGGTAACGAGGAAAGACCTCTGCGAGGTACGCATCCGAACCGGCCAGACGGAGGTCGCTGTCTTCACGGCTTACGAATCTGAGGAGTAAGAGACCCGGCGGGGAGAAATCCCCGCCACCTCTGATGTGTCAGGTATCCTCAATGCACCCACATTCAACCCGCTCCGGCGGGTTTTTTGTTTTAAGAATGAAGTTGTAAACAGCTCAATACGATATCGGTTTTTCTATTAGACAGGTGAATAATTAGTCTTTTTACTATAAGCGCGCGCATGGATAAAAAGGACGGCCCCCGTCAGGGGAAGGACAAGCCCGAACAGGATATTTCACCATGAACGAACAGGAGTTACTTACTGTCATTCGTATTACCGGACGTTATGAAGTTGTAACCAATAAGGATGGTACATTCGTTGTTACTCCGCTGCCGCCCGAATCATTACTGATAACCCGCGAATCTCACCATCAGTGTCAGGATTACTTCAGTAAAAAGAGTCGGTAGCTTATACTGGTAGTGTCAGCCTGAACAACTGACACCTGTTGCACCATTACGGGAGAAGTAGTGGTGCATTTACAACTGGTCAGGCAAACCTCATCAGGGCTTCTGCTCCCGGCGACGCCGGAGAGTGGGGATTTTCTGTATCCTGCGTTTAACCTCTGTGGAGGTTGCGCGTGAGCATAAAATTTTATCTCCGCGATGATCGTATTCGTCGCAATCTTATCGACTACATCAACAGCCAGCCTGTTAATGCTGATTTTCCGCTTGTCGTCAGCTTTTCAGACCCGAAGCGCACCCTTCCTCAAAATTCACTGTTTCACGCCATCTGCGGCGATCTGGCTAATACCCGTGTGCAGTGGGCCGGTTCATCCTGGTCCGTACCATCGTGGAAGGCAATTCTGGTGTCCGGTCACTCTGTTGCAACCGGTGGACAGGGAAAGGTGATTGCAGGTCTGGAAGGCGAACTGGTGCCAATTCGTGAAAGTACCGCCGCGATGGGTATAAAGCGTATGAACAGTCTGATTGAGTACAGCCAGGCGTTTGCGGTATCTCAGGGTATTCAGCTACGCGAGGTTCGCTACAGCGGGGATTATTTCGGGCGGCTGGTATGAGAAAAACATGGTTCCTACACCCGAACTGTACCACCGAAGAGGCGGATGAGCTGGTGAAGCAGTACCGACGCAGGGGGGTAAAGACGGAGCGCAGCCTGAATCATGACTGTATTCACTGGACGGTAAGCGCCCTGTTACCGGAATTCGGGCATGTGCCAGTACGGAGGCGTGCGTGCTCTTATCTGAAATGAAAACTTACCGCAGTAAAAAATGGCTGGCAGCCGTCGGGCAGATTGAGCAGTGCGTGCTGTGTGGTCGGTGGGGAACACAGGTCGCGCACATGAATGAAGGCAAAGGCATGGGAATGAAAACGGATGACTGCGCCACGGCGGCTATTTGTCAGGAATTCCATCATGAAATCGATAACGGCAGTCACCTGAGCAGGGAAGAACGCCGGTGTCTGATGAACAGGGCGATCGTACTGACAGTGATTAAACTTGTACGCATGGGAAAGGTGGTACCGAAATGATTTATCCAACCAGTACCGGAAAACCGGGCGAATATTTTCGAC